GCATTGGGATGCTCATGGCAAAGCTTTTTATAAGTTGGCAGACCAAGTATCCACTTTATACGGATTTGATCCCAAAAGGCTTTAAAATGCGAAATAACCCTATATTGCAAGAACGTGAAATAACTCATGGTGATTTTATGGAAAAAGCACGTTTTATTGAGAAAGTTCAAGACATTATTAGTAAAAATGCTTGGAATGAATTAGAAGCGGATCAAAAAGAAGCAATCCACATGATTTTGGTTAAGTTAAGTAGAATTTTATATGGAAATCCTAACCATAAAGACCATTGGGATGATATTGCTGGCTACGCTGAATTGGTAGCCAATAAAATTAAAGATAGTAAATTATAAATTACTATTGATTAATGATTTTACACATTATTTTGTGTATAAAAATGTGCAATATATTACACACAAGCTATTTTGCTTGGATTAAATTAAGGATTAATTATGTGGACTAAACCTACAGCTACTGAAATGAGATTTGGCTTTGAAGTCACAATGTATGTAATGAATAAATAAGTTATACAAAAATATAACTTTTTATAGGTGAATAGCGTTCCTCAGAAAAATGTATTCACATTAAGAAAGGGCAGAAATGCCCTTTTTTATATATCACTTTTTTAAAATTAATTATTAAATAAAAGACAAATTTGTAAGATTAAGTAATTGATTTAATTAGTAAAACAGGCATTTTTAAACCTTACTAAAATTAATAAACAATCATTTACCAATAACAAATAATATATTCTAAAGCCAAATGTAGAGGCAAATAGCACATACATAGAAGGCTAACGCTAACAATAAATGCAACCAAAACATCAACAAAATTATCTATTTTTATGAGCCTTTGACATTGGCATTTTTTCATGTGCCTTTAATTCACGTTCAAGTCTATTTACTTTTGCTTCTTCTTTTTCCCAATCCTTCATCATAGCTACTTCTTTTTTTTCGTGACGGATTAAAGGTTCGCATTTTTCTATTTTATATTTCATAACTTATCCTTTAAAAGTTCTAGTGCCTGATTTGTCAATAATTAGTTTTTGTAATCTTGGCGTTTGGTCATCTTCCGTAAAACCGATATGAACCCATCTATCAAATTCCAAGATAACTTGATCGTATTGTATATTAGAGGCGATAATAGCACGAATAATGTCAATGGGAGTGCCATAGCTAGGGCAAACAAAGTCAGCAGCCAATCCCTTAATATGTGCTGACGTGGGCTTACTTCCCAACAAAGCATTAACAGCCAAACAACGATAAGCACTATTAATATGTATAGGTTTTCCAAGTAATCGCCTCACGCTTTCTAAATTTAAAGCTAATGCTTTTAGATTATTTAAAACTTTAGGATCAGTAGGAGTATTGTCTATATTATTACGATCAGCAATTTCTGAAGCGTATAATTCCTCAAACGTAAAATGTTGAGTTAAGTTCAAGCTACGCCTTTCATTTTTTCAAATGTTCGCATACCGCCTAAACCTAAAAGACCACCTAAAGCATACATAAGCATATCTACATTAAATGGAATATCAATTGCTGGTTGATGAAATGCCATTAATGCCCAATTTAAAATTGGAAATATTAAAAATTGTAATGCAAATGCAGAGGCACATACCCAACCAACCATAGGCCTCCATCCTGCTTTAAACATATTGTCAGATTGTGCTTCAGCTAAATTTACGCCAATTTGAGCTAAATCAATTTGAAATCCTTGTTCAATAACCGCTTTATTTAATTCGTCTTTTGCTCTTTGTGCTTCATTTTTATCAGGCACAACTCTATCAATAATAGTAGAGCCTATATTAATTAAAGCTGATATTGGATCAAACGCCATTGTTTGTTTCTTTTGTAAGTAATTTATCTAACAACTGTAAAATTAAAATAGTTTCCTCAACGGTAACTTTTAAAACTCTTAATGCAATTTTAAATACATATAAACTAATTGCTTTAAATAATGCTAATAACTGAACTAATTTTGCTTTCATAATTGCTCCTATTTTTTATCTTGCTTTGATTCTAATTTATCAAATAATCTTTCAAGGATTGCTTCAATCTTATCAAAACGAGCTGTAATATCTACTTTTTTGACATAATGTTCTGAAACATTTAATTCTAAATCTGATACATCTTGTTTAAGTTGTTGAGTTGCATCCCATAGTTGTCTTGCAAACCAACCAATAACCATTAAAGCTGCACCTAAAACTGTATTAAAAAAGAATTGAAAGTCGATCATGTTATGCTTTCATTATGTAGCAAAGAGCATAGTAAGGAGGCATATTTGCATTAGTGCCACTTACACCTGTTGTTGAGTTTGCAACGCTAATGCCTGTTGAAGCAGTCGTTGTTGTGCCTGTATTAATTGTTGTTCCTTGTTGTGAAACATAAAATGTATTGGCTGTGCTTGAACTTGCAGTTGTTGTTGTGTAATTATGAGCATGGCCTGGGTCTGTTACTGAAGCAGTATGAGTATGTGATACCACAACCGCATCTGTTGAACCGCCTGTTTGACCAACTGAATATGTGCTACCTGCACCTAATACAAATGAGTTTCTTAAATCAGGCGTTCCATTTAATCCGTTACATAAATAGTAACCTGCTGGAACAGCGCCAACAGCACCTGACCAAACAATAATACATCCACTAGGAATTGAACTTGAACCTGATCCGCTTGAGCTAGGAATACCATAAATATTATCGTAAGTTTTTATAATGGTTGAATTTGAATCTTCTACAACAAACTTATAGTTATAACCTGCTGTAAGCCATAACTCTGAAGGTATTTTACCGTCTGTGCCTAAAATAATAGGGTTAGTATTTGGAATTAAACCACTATTGTCAGTATAAGTTGTAAGTGGTGTTGATGAGCCAGCTTGATATGTATAAACTTGGCCACCATTTAATGGCAGTCCTGTTGTGCCAAAGAAGGTTATTCCGTTTCCTATGGGTGATAAATTGACTGCCATATTATTTTCCTATATCTGAAAGTTTTGTTTTTGGTTTAGGGTTTAAAGATTTTTTAATCTCTTTATTTATTTTTCTTTGTTGCAATACTTGTGCAGCAGGTTCTACTACAGCGCCAACAACAGGTATCCTTCTAATTAATTCACCACCATATTGTTTAGCCATTGAACCTAAAGCAGTTGCAGTATTAGATTCATTTACAAAAGAACCTCTTGGTCTAGCCTCTACAATTTTTGCAACTTCAGCTAAATCTTGTAATTGTTTAGAATGTTCACCAAACAAAGCATCTAACTTTTTATTTACATTAAGATTTTCAATCGCTTTTTGAAATTTAGCTGTGCTAAAGTTTCCGCTTGCATCTGTAGATTCTCTAATAATATAGTCCATTGTTCCTGAACGCAAATGTTCTAATGCAACAGGATCATTTTTTAGTAAATCTACCGACTTCATAAAGTCTGCGTTCTTTGACCTAATAACGAAGTTTTGTATGAAATCTTTGCTATCGGCTGATTCATTAAGCACTTTACTATAAAGAGGATTTGCTTTTTCAAGATCAAAGTCAGCTTTTGCAACTTTACGAGCATTGTCTGCTAATCCCTTTAATGCGGCGTCACCTTCTTGCATTGGTAAGTTTTCTAATTGATCTCTTACCACGCTTAAAACGTGTTTCATGTTTCCATCACCTGCTCTATCCGCTTTACGCATTTCGGCTGCTAAATCAGAACGTAAGTTTTCAAATAAATTAAAGTTCATTTCTTTTGAACCTGAAGCGTATGAATCTAATTTATTTCTAATAGTGCTAGGTAAATAATCTAATCTATCTTCGCTAGTAAGTTTTGAAATAGCATTATTAGCAAACTTTTTACCATCAATAGGAAACTTACCGCCAGCTGCATCTTCTAATGCTTTATAAGCTTCTTGTGTTTTAGCTTTGTTAACCTCTTTAATAGCTTTAACTGAATCTATTAAATTTTCTGCGTCTGCAACATAATCTGTTGTTGATACATTAGGCGCAGCATTTTGTTTAATAATTTGAGCATTTTCTTGAAGCGCTCTATTTTGCTCATTAAATCTTTGTGCGTGTTGTTCTTTAAATCCACGTTCATTGCGTTCACGAGAAATAAGCACAGGGTCTTGTGCAGCTTGACCTGCTGTAAGCTCTACAGGCACAGGTAATTCTGAAGCTTTTTTAAGTCTTAAATCATGTAATACATCTTCAGATATTTGAGATTTAAAGCCTTTAGGTGGCTCTACACCGCCTTCTGCTGCTTTACGTCTAGCAAATTGTTCTGTAATAGTTTCAGCACCTTTGCTAACAACTTTACCAACTCCCTTACCAACTTCAGGCGCAACAGCAAAACTTAATGAGTTTGCAATGTTTTGAACATCCTGAACAGGCAGTCCTGTTTGTTTTGAAATCCAATCTGCGCCTTTATTAATGTTTTCACCAATAAAGCCCATTAATTTTCTTGAGGCTTCTTTTTGATATGCAGGGTCTTCAGTAATACCTAAAGTTCTGCCAATAATATTTTCACTAGGTGCGCTTACACGTTGTGCAATTTTTTCTGCTTCTTCAGGTGATTTTTGTAATAAACGTTCAGTAGCATAAGTGCCAATATTAAGAGTTGCTG